CTATATTTTTGCCCCGCGGGAGCTTTTCCGAGAAAGTTTTTGCCCCCGTGGTTCCTCCGGGGGATTCTTTCTGCGTAGAGACCCCTTCCCCCGCACCCCCAACCCCGACTTTTCTTGACAGGAACCTGCTCGAAAGGAGTTGAAACTGTGGTCACTCGACCGAGAAGGGAACCCGAACCGCCGGGTAGTCACGGTAGACCGGCGACAACTCCTCAGGGTCGAGAGAACCAGATGATCTCGCTGGCTTTCGACCTCGTCGAACAGCGCCTTCGAGACGGCACGGCCTCCGCAACCGAGACTGTCGCTCTGATGAAGCTCGGTTCGTCGAGAGAACGACTCGAACAGCAGCGAATTCAGCACGAGAACGAGCTCATGGTCGTCAAGAAGGAAGCCATGGAAGCCTCGGTCAAGTCTGAAGCGCTATTCCGCGATGCGATGGACTACTTCCGTGCCTATACCGGAAATGGTCCCGCTCCGACCGAATCTGATCAGGATGAATAGGAATTTCTCCGATCTGCGTCGTCTTTCGACGTTTGAAGAGCGATTTCGTTACCTGAAGCTCCGCGGACGAGTCGGCGAAACCACATTCGGTTACGACCGGTGGATGAACCAGCAGTTCTACACGTCTCGCGAATGGAGAGAGGTTCGGCATGAGGTTATTACCCGGGATCTAGGCTGTGATCTGGGAATCGAAGGGTACGACATCCATTCGGGGCTCTATATCCACCACATGAACCCGATGACGACACAGGACATCGTTTCCGGCAACCCGGATAACCTCGATCCCGAGTTTCTGATCACCGTCACGCACCAGACGCACAACGCCATCCACTACGGCGACGAAAGTCTGCTGCCCCGCCCTGTTATCGAGCGAAAGCCCGGTGACACCAAGCTCTGGTAACGGAGGAAGCATGAACGCCAAGGACCCGGGCGCCCCCTGCCCGCCGGTCGAGGAGACCGACGAAGACAACGCGCTCCTCGACGAGGTCGACGCGGACTACGAGGCCGAGGAGGTCACGGAATGAGCTACGCCGACGTCAGTGCGAAGCTCGGCAAGGTCGCGGCTGCCACCAAGTCCATATCCAAGGAGGTGTACGACAAGGCCGCCAAGGCCAAGCACGCTCCCTGGTACATGTGGGGCTACGACGGCAACGCGTCGAACACCGAGCACCACTCCGGCCGTGCCCTGGACTTCATGGTCCGCAACAAGGCCGACGGTGACTGGATCAGGAACTACCTGTGGACCAACCGCAAGCGGCTCCGCCTCCAGCACGTCATCTGGCAGCAGCACATCACCTCGACCGTGACCAGTCCCGGCGTCGTCCGCAAGATGGCCGACCGCGGCAGCGTCACCGAGAACCACATGGACCACGTCCACGTGCTCTTCTTCGCCGGCGCCTACCAGGAACCCGGCTCGGACTCCGCTCCGGTCGACCCGGCTCCGCCGAAGAAGAAGACCAACGACGAAGTCGCCCGCGAGGTCATCGCCGGCAAGTGGGGCAACGGCTACACCCGCACCCAGCGGCTCCGTAGCTCCGGCTACAACCCGAACGAGATCCAGCGCCTCGTCAACATCCTGCTCGACAAGGACAAGGCCGGCAGCAAGAAGAAGACCGTCAGCCAGATCGCCGCCGAGGTCATCGACGGCAAGTGGGGCAACGGCGCCGACCGAGTGACCCGGCTGACGAAGGCCGGCTACAACTCGGACACCGTCCAGAAGGAGGTCAACCGCCTCCTGCTCGGCAACAACCACGCCAAGAAGTCCGTCAACCAGCTGGCCGCCGAGGTCATGCGGGGCGAGTGGGGCAACGGTGAGGTCCGTGTCCAGAGGCTCACGCGCGCGGGGTACAACGCCAAGGCCGTCCAGGCCGAGGTCAACCGCCGCAGCTAGGAGTACAACGAAGGGAGGTGTCCCACGTGGACCAAAGCATCCTCAACAGCGTCAAGAAGATGGTCGGTGTCGATGCGTCGCTGACGGTGTTCGATCTCGACATCCTGACGCACATCAACGCCGTGTTCTCCGACCTCGAACAGCTCGGGATCGGTCCCGTCGGCGGGTTCATGATCGAAGATGACGCCCCCACGTGGGACGCCTTCCTCGGCGCCGACCCCCGACTCAGTTCGGTCAAGTCGTACATGTACTTCCGAGTGCGACTGATGTTTGACCCACCCCAGACCGGCTACCTCATCGACTCCATGAACAAGCAAGTGGAGAAGATGGAGTGGCGACTCAACGTGACCCGAGAGGGGGACGAATGGATCGATCCGTCCTTGCCGGCCGCGTAGTCGGTGAGCCGAAGGATCTGGACACGGTCCTTGGCCACTACGGCATCAAGGGCATGAAGTGGGGTGTCCGCCGTGCCAATCCGTCGGCAAGTCCGCCCTCGGCCGACCATCAGACCGCCAAGGCCGCCAAGGCCAAGGTGAAGGCCGGCGGACTCAAGTCTCTGTCCAACGACGAGCTCAAGACGTACCTCGAACGTATGGACCTGGAGAAGCGCTACAAGAAGAGCGACACCGGGCCCAAGGCCGAGACCCAGAAGTTCATCAAGGACACCCTCCTGCAGGTCGGCAAGCAGGAGACGGCGAAATTCCTCGGCAAGCAGGTCGCCAAGGCCCTCGCCGGTGGAGGTTAGTGGAAGGGAGGGTTCGCAATGACCATGTCGAACACGGCCGTCCCGGTCTACTACGGGCAATTCCGTGACGCGGTGATTCGGGGCGAGATTCCGGTCAACCGGGAGATCTCTCTGGAGATGAACCGCATCGACGCGCTCATCGCCAACCCGAACATCTACTACGACGACGCCGCGGTTGAGGGGTTCATCCTCTACTGCGAGAAGGAACTCACGCTTACCGACGGCAGCGATCTCCATCTGCTGCCGACCTTCAAGCTGTGGGCCGAACAGATCTTCGGGTGGTACTACTTCGTCAACCGGAGTGTGTACGTTCCGGGCGAGAAGGGCGAAGAAGGTCACTACGAGGACAAGGTAGTACGAAAGCGACTGACGACCAAGCAGTACTTGATCGTTGCTCGTGGTGCCGCCAAGTCCATGTACGCGGCTTGTATCCAAGCGTTCTATCTGAACATTGACACAGCGACGACGCATCAGATCACCACGGCGCCGACGATGAAACAGGCCGATGAGGTCATGTCTCCGTTCAGAACCGCGATCATCCGCAGCCGCGGACCGCTGTTCAAGTTCCTGACCGAAGGGTCGATGCAGAACACGACGGGCTCCAAGGCCAATCGTGTCAAGCTGGCGTCGACCAAGAAGGGCGTCGAGAACTTCCTGACCGGATCTCTCCTTGAGGTCCGCCCCATGTCGATCAACAAGCTCCAGGGCCTCCGCCCCAAGGTGTCGACGATCGACGAATGGCTGTCCGGCGACCTCCGAGAGGACGTAGTCGGCGCCGTCGAGCAAGGTGCTTCGAAGCTGGACGACTTCTTGATCGTCGCAATCAGCTCTGAAGGAACTGTCCGCAACGGTTCGGGCGATACCATCAAAATGGAACTCGCTGACATTCTCAAGGGTGAGTACCAAGCGCCCCACGTTTCGATCTGGCACTACAAGCTGGACGAAATCGAGGAAGTCGGCAATCCAGCCATGTGGTTGAAGGCCAATCCGAACCTCGGAAAGACCATCACCTATGACACTTACCAACTCGACGTTGAACGAGCCGAGAAAGCCCCGGCTGCTCGGAACGACATCCTGGCTAAGCGCTTTGGAATCCCGATGGAAGGCTACTCGTACTTCTTCACTTACGAGGAGACGATCCCTCATCGTAAGCGTGAGTACTGGCAGATGCCTTGTGCTCTTGGGGCTGACCTTTCACAGGGTGACGACTTCTGTGCCTTCACATTCCTCTTCCCACTGCCACGCGGGTATGGGATAAAGACCCGAAGCTACATCACGACAACCACGCTCCACAAGCTGCCTGGCGCCATGCGTCAGAAGTACGAGGAGTTCATCGCCGAAGGCAGTCTTCACGTCTTCGAGGGTGAAGTGCTCGACATGATGGAGGTCTTTGACGACCTCGACGCACACATCCTGCGTAAGAGCTATGACGTGCGCGCACTTGGGTACGACCCGTACAACGCAAAGGAGTTCGTCACTCGGTGGGAAGCCGAGAACGGTCCGTTCGGCATCGAGAAAGTGATTCAGGGGGCGAGGACTGAGTCTGTCCCGCTTGGGGAACTCAAGACTCTTAGTGAAGAACGACTCTTGAAGTTTGATCAGGAGTTGATGAAGTTCGCGATGGGCAACGCCATCACCATGGAGGACACGAACGGCAACCGGAAGCTGCTGAAGAAGCGGCAGGATGCCAAGATCGACAACGTGGCCGCCATGATGGACGCCTGGGTCGCGTTCAAGCTCAACAAGGAAGCCTTCGAGTAGCCAGGAAAGGGGGTGACTCATGGCATTGCTATCCCGACTGAAGACCGGCTTGCAACACGCCTGGAACGCCTTCACGACGGACCCATACGGCAGCCACCAGAACCATGGTGGGTTCAACTACGGCGGTCGACCCGATAAGCAGCGTATGTCGCTCGGCAACGAGCGCTCCATCATCGCGTCCATCATCACGAGGATCGCGATCGATGTCTCCGAAGTTCCGATCCGACACGTCCGAGTGGACGACGAAGAGCGGTACGTCGAGGACATCAAGAGCGGTCTGAACGACTGCCTCAAGGTCGAAGCCAACATGGACCAGGGAGGCCGTCAGTTCCGACAGGACATCGCGCAGACGGTCTTGGAGAAGGGCGTAGTCGCCATCGTTCCGGTGGAAACCTCAGTGAACCCGGCTACCAGCGGAGGCTTCGACATCAAGTCTCTTCGGGTCGGCGAGATCATCGCGTGGTACCCGGACGCCGTCCGCATCATGCTCTACAACGAGCGGTCCGGCATGCGGGAGGAGATCACGCTTCCGAAGCGATTCGTCGCCATCGTGGAGAACCCTCTCTACACGGTGATGAACGAGCCGAACTCAACGTACCAGCGGCTCATCCGGAAGTTGAATCTTCTGGACACAACCGACGATGCGAACAGTTCCGGCAAACTGGACATGATCATTCAGCTGCCGTACACGATCAAGTCCGAGGCTCGCCGGCAGCAGGCCGAACAGCGCAGGAAGGACATCGAGTTCCAGCTGAAGGGCAGCCAGTACGGCATCGCCTACACGGACGGCACCGAGAAGATCACTCAGCTGAACCGACCCGTGGAGAACAAGCTCCTCGACGAAGTCAAGTACTTCACGGATCTGCTGTACAACCAGCTCGGTCTCACGCCGGAAGTTCAGAACGGCACAGCGGACGAAGCAGCCATGAACAACTACTTCTTCCGCACCATCGACCCGATCCTCGACGCCATCGCCGAAGCCATGCGCCGAGCTTTCCTGACGAAGACTGCTCGGACTCAGGGCCACTCGGTCGAGTGGTACCGCAACCCGTTCAAGCTCGTCGCCATGGAACAGCTGGCGGAGATCGGCGACAAGTTCGTCCGGAACCGCATCGCAACCGGGAACGACATCCGAACCGCGATCGGCTGGAAGCCTGCCAAGGACCCGTCCGCGGACAAGCTGTCCAATCCGAACATGCCGACCGACAAGCAGCTCGGTCCGGCGCGTCAACCACTCGCAATCGAACCGGCTCCGTCGGAGTCGCCACCTCAACTGACACGAATAGGAGGGGACGGTCAAAATGGGAGCGAAGCAGGACGCTGACTTCGGCGGCTACGCAACCAAGGCGGGCGTCAAGTGCTCCGACGGTCGGATCATCCAGCCCGAAGCCTTCAAGCACATGGATGGCCTCGAAGTTCCGCTCGTCTGGCAGCACGGCCACGCCAGCCCCGAGAACGTTCTCGGCCACGTACTGTTGGAGGACCGAGGCGACGGTGTGTACGCCTACGGCTTCTTCAACGAGACGCCGGCCGGCAAGAACAGCAAGCTGCAGGTCGAGCACAAGGACATCAAGTCCCTCTCGATCTACGCCAATCAGCTCGTCGAGAAGCTGATCCAGGGCGGCAAGTCCGTCGTGCACGGCATGATCCGTGAGGTGTCGCTGGTTCTCGCCGGCGCCAACAAGGAAGCCGTCATCGACTACGTGCGCATCTCGCACAGCGACGACCCGGACGACTTCACGCAGCTGAACGACGAGGCTGTCATCAAGTTCGGCGAGGAGCTCACCACCGAACTGGCCCACGCGGTCGAGGGCGTCGACAACGCCAAGCCCGAAGCCAAGACCGACGACGGCGAAGGCGAGACGCTCCAGCAGGCGTACGACCGGATGCCGGACGAGTTCAAGGCTGTCACCGCCGCCATCGTGGAGCAGGCCCTGGAGGCTGGCGCCGCCGAGCACTCCGACGGCAGCGAGCCCAAGGACGAAGGCCAGCCCAAGGAGGGGGAGCCCAAGGAGGGCGAGCCCAACCCCGACGACAACCCCGAGGGCGACCTCAACCACCAGGAAGGAACCGGCGCCATGACGCGCAACGTGTTCGACCAGTCCGCGACCGGCACCCTGCCGGACGGCAAGAAGGCCCTGACGCACGCCGAGTTCAGGGACATCGCCAAGAAGGCTGTCAAGCTGGGCTCGCTGAAGGAGGCGCTGGAGGAGGCGTCCCTGGCGCACGGCGTCGACAACATCGAGATCCTGTTCCCGGACGCCAAGGCGATCTCCGCCACGCCCGAGTGGAACAAGCGCCGGACCGAGTGGGTCGCGAGCGTCCTCAACGGCGTCGACCGCCGGCCGTTCTCCCGGATCAAGACCCTCGTCGCGGACATCACCCAGGACGAGGCGCGGGCCAAGGGCTACATCACCGGCTCGTACAAGAAGGAAGAGTGGTTCTCGGTCACCAGCCGGAAGACCGGCCCGACCACGATCTACAAGAAGCAGAAGCTCGACCGGGACGACATCCTCGACGTCACCGACTTCGACATCGTCGCCTGGCTGTGGGGCGAGATCCGGCTCATGATCGAGGAGGAGATCGCGCGCGCGATCCTCTTCGGCGACGGCCGCGACGTCTCGGACCCGGACAAGATCGCCGACCCGATGGCCGCGGCCTCCGGTGACGGCATCCGCTCGATCACCAACGAGCACGAGCTCTACAAGACCGACGTGTGGGTCAACCTGGCCGACGCGAACTCGAACTACCACGAGTTCATCGAGACCGTCCTCCGCGCCCGCCGCTTCTACAAGGGCACCGGCCGGCCGACCCTCTTCACCACCGAGCAGCACCTCACCGAGATGCTCCTCCTGAAGGACGAGGACAACTCGAACCGCCGGCTCTACCGCGACCAGGCGGACCTGGAGAACTCCCTCCGCGTCGACAAGATCGTCCCGGTCGAGGCCATGGAGGGTGAGGACGACCTCGTCGGCATCCTGGTCAACCTGTCGGACTACACGGTCGGCACCGACCGCGGCGGCGAGCTCACCCGGTTCGACGACTTCGACATCGACTACAACCAGTACAAGTACCTCATGGAGACGCGGCTCTCCGGCGCGCTCACCAAGATCAAGTCCGCTCAGGTCATCCGCACGACCGCCTCGGCCAACGTCCTCGTCGCGCCCGACAAGCCGACCTTCGTCGCCAGCACCGGCGTCGTGACCATCCCGGCCAAGACCGGCGTCGTCTACAAGGAGGGTTCGCCGACCGGTTCCACCCTCACCGCCGGCGCTCAGACCGCGCTGGACGCGGGCGAGTCGATGGTCGTGTACGCCGTCCCGGCGTCCGGCTACTACTTCGCCACCAACGCGGACTCCAACTGGACGTTCAAGCGTCCGGCCGCCTGACGTAGCCACTGGCAATGGCAAAGTTCTCTGGAAAGGTAGGTTACGGCCCGACAACTGTGGAGACAGCACCTGGAGTTTGGAACGAGGTCATCGTCGAGCGTGAGTACGTCGGCGACATCGTTCGGAACGTGCGGAAACTCCAGACGGGAGAGAGTGTCAATGACGATCTCTCGGTTGATAACTCGATCAGCATTGTCGCGGATGCATATGCCGGCGAGCATTTCTTTGCCATTCGCTATGTGATGTGGGCGGGGACTCGATGGAAGGTCTCGAACGTGGAGGTCCAGAGTCCCCGCCTCCTCTTGAGGCTGGGAGGTGTCTACAACGGCCCGACGGCTTGAGCTGCAGACTCTCCTTGAGGAGTTGCTCGGCAGCTCAGAAGTATATTTCCAGCCTCCGGCTAATGTGCAGATGAACTATCCGTGCATCGTCTACAAGCGAGACAGCGCGGACACTCAGTTCGCTGGCAACAAGCCGTACATCTACGTCAAGCGGTACATGGTCACCGTGATCGCCCGAGATCCCGACAGCGAGATCCCGGACAAGATCGCGGCTTTGCCGCGGTGCCTGTTCAACAGGAACTACCCGGCCAACGGCCTTCACCACGACGTCTTCAACTTGTACTTCTGAAGGGAAGTAACACATGTCTGTCCTCCAGTGGGACCAGACCGGCGAGAAGGTGTACGAGAACGGCGTCGAGAAGGGCGTCTTCTACACCGTCAGCGGTGCCGGTGTCTACGACAACGGAGTGGCCTGGAACGGCCTCGTCTCCGTCACCGAGTCGCCCTCGGGCGCCGAGGTCAACAAGCAGTACGCCGACAACATCGTCTACGCGAGCCTCCGTTCCGCCGAGGAGTTCGGCGCGACCATCGAGGCGTTCACCTACCCGCTCGAAGCCATCCCGGCTCTCGACGGTTCGGCGAGCCCGACCCCCGGTCTCGCGCTGGGGCAGCAGGGCCGTCCGACCTTCGGCTTCTCCTACGTCACCAAGGTCGGCAACGACCTGAACCCGGACGCCGGCGAGAAGATCCACCTGGTCTACGGCGCCACCGCCAACCCGTCCGAGAAGGCGTACACCACGGTCAACGACTCGCCGGAGGCGGCGACGTTCTCGTGGGAGCTGACCACCAGCCCGGTCCAGGTCGGGACGATCGGCGGCACGGCGTACAAGCCGCTGTCCACCATCACCGTCGACACGACCAAGGAGGACGCCGACGCGGTCAACACGCTGCGGGAGTTCCTCTACGGCACCGAGGGGACCGACCCGTCCCTGCCGTCGCCGGCGGCTGTCGTGGCTCTGTTCTCGGGCGCCGTCCTGACGGCCACCCCGACCGAGCCGACCTACGACACCACGACCAACGTCATGACGGTCCCGACCATCACCGGCGTCCAGTACTACATGGACGGCGAGCTCCTCGCCCCGGGACCGCAGACGGCGTTCACCGAGAACCACGTCGTCGAGGCCCGGCCGGCGATGGGCTACAAGTTCACGCAGCCGACCGACAGCGACTGGCTGATCGGCGACTTCTGATCCCCGGCTGACAGGAAGGAGGCCAAGGTTTGCTTACGATCAGCGTCCCGCTGGCGGAAGTGTTCAACGACGACACGCAGATGTTCGAAGTCAGCGAGTCGTTCGAGCTGGAGCTGGAGCACTCCTTGGCCTCCCTGTCAAAATGGGAGCAATCCTTCGAGAAGCCGTTCCTCGGTCCGAACGAGAAGACTTCGGAAGAGACTCTTGCGTACATCATGATGATGGTTCGCACCCCCAAAACTCCTCCGGAGATCTTCGCCAGACTTTCAGAATCGAACTTCGCGGAGATCAACCGCTACATCAACGCGAAGATGACCGCGACCTGGTTTCGTGAAGAGCCCAACCAACGAGCCGGTCGTGACATCATCACCGCCGAGGTCATCTATCACTGGATGATCCACTACAATGTCTGGCTCGAAGCCGAGCACTGGCATTTGAACAAGCTGTTGACGCTGATTCGGGTCTGCAATGAGAAGAACAAGCCCCAGAAGAAGATGAATCGTCGTCAGCAGATCGCCGAACGCCAGCGACTCAACGCAGAACGCCTAGCCAAGAACGGAGGACGCGGATGACAAGGCTTGAGTGGGACGCCCCCGAGAACCGAGAGTTCGAGACCGGCGTCGATCGTGGCGTTCTCTACCTCAGCGGCCAGGCCGGTGTCCCCTGGGTCGGCCTAACCTCTGTCGAGGTGGCCCCTGAGGGTGGCGGCACCAAGTCGTACTACCTCGACGGTGAGAAGTACCTTCTCGTGTCCGCGCGGGAAGAGTTCGGCGCCACGATCAACGCGTTCACTTACCCGCCTCAGTTCGCCGAGTGCGACGGATCGAGGTCTGTTCGCAACGGCCTGTCGCTCCGTCAGCAGCGTCGGAAGCAGTTCGGGTTCTCTTGGCGCACACGGGTCGGCAACGGTTTGAATCCTGACGCCGGCTACAAGATCCATCTGGTCTACAACGCCCTGGCTGAGCCGTCGGGACGCTCACACGAGTCCCACACCGACAGTGTGGACCTCACGCCGTTTAGCTGGTCCGTCAAGACCAAGCCGCCGGCCGTGCCTGGGTACAAGAGGACATCTCACGTCGAGATCGACTCGCGTACCACGGACCCGAACGTTCTCGGCCTGGTCGAAGAGGCTCTGTACGGTACGGATGAGATCACGCCGTACCTGCCCAGCTTCGCCGAGCTGATCGAGATGTACGACGCGTTCTTTGTCTTCGTGGTCACCGACAACGGCGACGGAACGGCGACTATCTCCGGCCCCGACGAGGCCATCACCCAACTCGACGACATCCTTCTCCAGTTCAACTGGCCGACCGTTGTGCCGGTTGACGAGGACAGCTACACGATCAGTGACGGATAGGAGGTCCGGTGTACGTACAAACACTCATCGACGATTTCGCCGATGCTGCACTGGACCCCGTCAAGTGGGACATCACTCAAGGGCCCGGTGCAACGGAGTCCGGCGGGACTCTGAACCTGGCATGTGTCGCTGACTACCCGCGTGTCGAGGGTCTCAACTACTTCGACCTCTCTAAGGGAATCCTCGCCGCCAAGTTGTCCATCAGCGGTACCAGAGCCCCGAACACTGAGTTCTACCTCGGGGCGCACGACGCCGCGGGCAACCATATTTCGGCTCTCGGCGGGCCGAACGGCTCCTATCTGACGTTCCAGGCCGGCGGATCTACCACGTTCAACACCGAGGTCATCGTCGACACGACGGTAGGCATCGGGTGGGACTGGGTTCCCGGAACCTGGTGGGGTATCGGCAACCTCGGCAGTGACAACATCGTCTACATGTACAACTCCACAGACGGACAGACCTGGACCGAGATGGCCCACTGCACCGTGGGCGGAGCGTTCACCAAGAACGCCGTCGGTCTGGTCTTCATGTCGGGCGTCTGGGACGGTTCGACCCCGGATCTCGTGGCGAACTACGACGACGCGTCATATTTCGCGCTGGAAACGCCGACGTTCGTGACCCGTAAGGTCATGTGGAACGGGGTCTGGATTCCCGCGGTTCCCAAGGCACGCATCGGAGGGGAGTGGGTTCCCGCCGAACCCAAGCCTCGAATCGGTGGGGCCTGGGACGACCAAATCTAGAAAGGTGGCCACGTGGCTACGGTAACTGTGTTCACCTCGGAACGAACGGCCGAGATCGAAGCCACGTCGATCGTCTCCGGATCGATCAACGAGGACGGCCACCTGGTCCTGATGCGGCACGACGGTACCCCGATCGACATGGGCGCCGTCTCCGGTGTTCAGCTGGATCAGGGCTCGGACTACGCGAAGGCGGATGTCTTCTCCTACGTAGGAGACACCGATCCCGGCGCCGTTCCCGACGGCTCGGTCTGGTTCGACACCACGGGACCGACAGGTCCTTTCGCCAGCACCACTCAGCAGGGACTCGTCGAACTCGCCACTACGGCGGAAGCCGCGGCCGGCACCGATACCCAACGAGCCGTCACTCCGGCTGGTGTAGCCGCTGCGATGGGTACTCGGGTCCTGGCGCCCAACGCGGTGACCGAGACGGCGACCCCGACCGCATATCCTTCCGGAGTGTCGGTCATGAACCTCACGACCGGCTCGGGCTGGTCCGTGAATTCCGGTTTCGGGTCGGTCATGACCCTCAAGTCCGAGACGGACCGCACGGTTCAGTTCTTCTACAGCAACCCCGGCGGTACCGGCACCCCGCGGCAGTGGCAGCGTCACTACCACACCAGCAACAACGGCGGTGGATGGACCGCGTGGTCTCAGGTCCAGCTCATCGCCACTCTGACGCCGGGGACGATCGTCCAGACGACCGGTCATGCGTCGTACCCCAACGGCTGGTCGAGGATGTACTTCTCCACCGCGAACGGCACGGGCTGGGATTTCGCCGGCACGCCCGGAGAACTCCTGACCTACACCGAGGGTACGGACTTCGCGAAGCAGACATTCACCGCGCACGCTTCGGGGTCCGGCTTCCGTCCGATCATCTGGACCCGAACCGCCAACACAGCCGCCGGCTGGTCGGCATGGTTCAAGCAGATTCCCGATCAGGGCGCCTGGATCAGCTACACGCCGACCTGGACCTCCCAGGGAAGCGTTCAGCCGTCATGGGGCAACGCCAGCCGGAACTGCAAGTACATCAAGGTCGGCCGAATGGTCACCGTGCATTTCTGGATCAATTTCGGAAGCACGACCAACTTCGGCGCCGGCGCGACGTCCACGGACAACTGGATCTTCAGTCTCCCGGTCCCCGCCGCCAACGATTCTGACGATGGTCTCGGGTACCTGGAGATGTACAAGTCCGCCACTGACTGTGGATGGGCTCGCGTCAAGATGTACACCACGTCTGCGTTCAAGCTGGGTATCTCGCCCGGCTCCAGCGGCGGTATCGGCGGCGACGTCGACTCGGTCTCGCCTTTCGTCTGGGCCAGCGGTAACTACCTCCGCGGTACCTTCACCTACGAATCCGCCAGTTAGGAGCTCACATGGGCCTCGGCCTCGAAGTCACCAAGCAGGTCCTCGACATGAAGGCCGCCCAGGCCGTCCTGGAACTGCGTTCCGCCCTCGACAAGACCGAAGCCATCACGGCTTGGCTGGCGAATCAGCCCGTTGTCGACGGTGTCGATCCGCTCATCGCGGAGTTCGGCTACAACGCCGACGAGGCGTACGTTCTCCGCATGTACTTCGAGGGCGTCGACGCCATCCGCGTCGCCAACCCCCAGCTGATCGCCACCGGTCGGAAGATGACCGGCCTGGAGTAGGGAGTCTGATGATCTCGTTCACAGTCTCTCGTTCGGGTGGACGAGCAGAGGACTACCTTCGCAAGCTCCAACGTGGCGATATTTACAACGGTATCGATCGCTTGGCCCAGCAGGGCGTCACAGCGCTCGAATCGGCCACGCCAGTCGATTCCGGGCTTGCCGCCGGCTCTTGGTCCTACAAGATCGAGCGTGCCCGCGGTTCTGCCCGGATCGAGTGGGTCAACTCCGACGTCGAAAACGGCTTCCCCGTAGCCATCATGCTGCAGTACGGCTACGGCACGGGGACCGGCGGCTACGTGCAAGGCCGTGACTACATCAACCCGGCCATCCAGCCGATATTTGACATGATCGCAGACGAGGTATGGAAGGCGGTGACCTCCGCATGACCAGTGTCGACAATCGCGTCGTTCACATGCAGTTCGATAACGCTGCGTTTGAGCGTGGCGTTGCTCAGACACTCGCGTCTCTCAACCGCCTCAACCAGGGGCTTCAGCTCCAGGGGGCCGCCAAGGGACTCCAGGGCATCGGGACCGCCGCCAACGCCCAGAACGCATCTCTGAAGAACATGGAAGCCGGCGTCAACAGCGTCGCCGGTCGTTTCACTGCTCTCCAGCAGATAGCCACCGGTGCTCTGCACAACATCGGCGCTCGGGTGTCCGAGCAGGCCACCGCGATGGCTAAGTCGTTCACTTTGGACCCGATCGTCAACGGGCTCAAGGAGTACGAGACCAACCTCAACTCGATCCAGACGATTCTGGCCAACACCCAGTCGGCCGGCACGAACTTGCAGGACGTCAACGGCGCCCTCAAGGAGCTGAACCACTACTCGGACCAGACGATCTACAACTTCTCCGAGATGGCGAAGAACATCGGCACCTTCACGGCCGCCGGTGTCGACCTGGAGACGTCGGTCGCGTCGATCAAGGGTATCGCCAACCTGGCAGCTCTCTCCGGTTCCAATTCGGAGCAGGCTGCCGGCGCGATGTACCAGCTCTCTCAGGCGATATCCGCGGGACGGGTGTCTCTGGAGGACTGGAACTCGGTTGTCAACGCCGGTATGGGTGGCACCGTGTTCCAGCGTGCGCTTGCGCTGAACGCCGAGAAGCTCGGCACGCTCAGCAAGGGTGCGGTGGAGCTCAAGGGCAAGATGAAGAACGTCACGATCGAAGGGAAGTCGTTCCGTGAGTCCATCACGGCGAAGCCCGGCGAAGAGTCGTGGCTGACTTCGAAGGTTCTGACTCAGACGCTGGCGCAGTTCACCGGCGACCTGAGCGATGCAGAGCTCAAGGCCCAGGGTTTCAGCAAAGCACAGATCAAGGCCATCCAGGCTCAGGCCAAGACGGCTCGCGAGGCGGCAACCGAGGTCAAGACCCTCTCGGGTCTGATGGACACGACCAAGGAAGCGCTCACTTCGGGTTGGGCACAGACCTTCGAGACCATATTTGGCGACTTCACCGAAGCCAAGGGTCTCTTCACCGGGGCGAGCGACGCGATCGGCAAGATCGTCAGCGCTTCGTCCGACGGCCGAAACAAGATGCTGTCGGACTGGAAGGACCTGGGTGGCCGTGACGCCCTGATCCAGGGAATCACCAACGCCTTCCAGGCTCTGTTCTCCGTTCTCCGCCCGATCAAGGACGCCTTCCGGGAGATATTCCCGGCCACCACGGCAAAGCAGCTCTACGACATGACCGTCTCGTTCCGGGACTTCATGGAGCGGCTCAAGCTCGGTGGACAGACCGCAGAGAACCTCAAGCGAACCTTCGCTGGTGTCTTCGCGATCTTCGGCATCGGCTGGGAGATCGTCAAGCAGGTCCTCAAGACCATCATGTCGCTGTTCGGCGAGGTCGGAAAAGGCTCCGGGGGATTTCTGTCGGCAACCGCCGGCATCGGAGACTTCTTCGTCGCTCTGCACAAGGCAGTCAAGGAAGGCGAGGGGCTCACCAAGTTCTTCCAGGGACTTGGCAAGATCCTGGCCGTCCCGATCAAGCTGGTCCAGAAGCTCGCTTCATACTTGGGCGAACTCTTTGCCGGCGGCAAGGGTTCTTCTGCCGGAAAGTCGGTGGGCGAACTCACGGACAAGCTGTCTCCCCTGGCTCAGCTCGGCGAGATGGTCTCGAACGCCTGGGACCGTGTCGGCGAAGTCATGGACAAGGTGTGGGACGGAGTTCAGAGGGTTGGCAGCGCGATCGCCGACTTCTTCGGACAGTTCAGCTCCGGCATCGGCGAAGCGATCGACGGTCTCAATCTGCAAGACGTCTTCGCGGGTATCAACACGGGTCTGTTCGCCGGCCTCGTGCTCATGCTCAAGAATTTCCTGGGCGGTGGCGGTGGTGGCGGCCTCATCGAGGGCATCACCGAAGCGATCGAAGGCTTCACCGGCGTACTCAAGGGCATGCAGAACGCGCTCAACGCCGCGGCTCTGCTTCAGATCGCTGTCGCGGTCGGCATTCTCGCTCTGTCGATGAACACGCTGGCCAAGATCGACGCCGCGGGTCTGGCTCGGGCTTCTACGGCCATAGCCAGCATGTTCGGTCAGCTCGTGGGCACCATGGTGCTCTTCAACAAGTTCATAGGCGTCGGTGGCTTCGCCAAGCTGCCTTTCGTCATGGGATCGCTGATCCTTCTCGCGGGTGCAGTCCTGATTCTTGCTCAGGCAGTGAAACAGCTGTCGGGTCTGGACTGGGAAGAGCTCGCCAAGGGCCTCACAGGTCTGGCGGTAACGCTGGGTCTGCTCGTGGGTGCCCTCAAGGTCATGCCCAACCCGAAGGGGCTCATCTCCACCGGGATCGGCATCATCGCTCTAGCGGCAGGGATCAAGATCCTAGCCAGCGCGGTGGAAGACCTCTCCGGCCTCGGCTGGAACGAACTCGCCAAGGGACTCGTAGGGGTCGGCGCCCTTCTCGGTGCGCTGGTCCTCTTCACGATGTTCGCCAAGGCCAACAAGGGTGGCATTCTTCAGGCTGCCGGAATCATCTTGCTGGCCGCAGGCATAAAAATCCTGGCGAGTGCAGTTGCCGACATGTCCAAATTGTCATGGGGTGGTATAGCTAAGGGGCTTGTGACCCTTGCAGGTGCACTTGCGATCATCACTGCTGCTCTATATTTGATCCCGCCGACGGCGCCTTTGGCCGCCGCGGGTGTGCTGGGTGTAGCCATCTCTCTCGGGATGGTGGCTGAAGCCCTGGCCGAGATGGCCAAGATGAGTTGGGGTGAGATCGGGAAGAGTCTCGTCGTCATGCTGGGGGCACTGACCCTCATCGCGGCGGCGCTGTACGTCATCCCGCCCACGGCGCCACTTGCGGCTGCGGGAATCCTCATCACAGCGATTGCTCTTCAGCAAGTCGCCAAGGTCCTGTCCGACTTCGCCCAGTACGAATGGGAAGAGATCGGCAAGGCCATGGTCATGCTGGCGGGAACGCTCGGCCTCATCGCCGGCGCTATGTTCCTGATGACCGGGGCTCTGCCCGGTGCTGCTGCGATGCTCATTATCGCCGCGGCTTTGCAGGTGCTCGCTCCTGTGCTCATGCAGTTCAGTCAGATGTCCCTCGCGGAGATCGGCACATCGCTCCTCATGCTGGCCGGTGTCTTCGCCGTGTTCGGTGTGGCTGCGTTGCTGCTGGCACCCGTCGTACCGCTGATGATCGGACTGGCCGCCGCCGTAACCCTGTTGGGTGTCGGCATGTTGGCTGCCGGTGCAGGTGTTTTCCTGTTCGCAACGGGCCTGACAGCCCTAGCGGCTGCAGGACTGGCCGGTACCGCCGCTATCGTCGGCATCGTGAGCGGCCTCATCGGGCTCATCCCTGAGGTCATGAAGCAGATCGGCTTGGGCCTCATCGCCTTCGCCGAAGTCATCGGCACCGCTGGGCCGGCGATCACCAAGGCGCTTGTCACGGTCCTGGAGTCGCTCATATCTGCGATCGTCCGGGTCACACCGAAGATCGTAGACGCTTTGCTCCGCATGCTGTCCATGATGCTGAGCAAGATGCTCCAGTACATCCCGAAGATGGTGGACACCGGTCTCAAGCTCCTGATCGGCATCCTCAATGGCATTGCCAACAACATCGGCAAGGTCATCGACACGGCTACCAAGGTCGTCGTCAACTTCATCAACGGTGTGGCCAGGAACCTCCCGAAGATCATCCAGGCAGGTGTCAACCTGATCCTGAAGTTCATCGACGGAGTCACCAAGGCGATCGACAGCAACGCCGAGAAGCTCGGTGCTGCCGGTGGACGTCTGGCTGTGGCTATCGTCAAGGGCATGGTCAAGGGAATCTCGGCCGGCATCGGGCAGATCAAGGACGCGGCGGTCAACGTTGCCAAGTCCGCTCTTGACGGAGCGAAGAACTTCCTGGGGATCAACTCCCCGTCCAAGGAGTTCATCAAGATCGGCAACTATGTCAACGACGGTTTCCGAAAGGGTCTTGACGGCAACAAGAAGCAGGTCTACGACGCGTTCGCGGACCTGCAGAAGATGCTGTCGGATTTCAAGAAGAACACCAAGATGAGCGCCTCCGAGCGAAAGAAGGCTGGCGCTGCGTACGACGAGCTGACCAAGAAGCTGAACGACGAGAAGTCGGCGATTGGCAAATTGGCAGACAAGTACGACGTTCTCACGGAGAAGATCAAGAAGGCCACGGACACCTACGAGGCCGCGATCAAGACCCGGGACGACTACAACAAGCAGATCAAGGACAAGTACTCGGACCAGGCGTCGCCCACCGGGGATATTTCGGTGGAAGACTTCACGAAGAACCTGGAAAAGCAGATCGAGGACACCAAGCGGTTCTCGAACACTCTCCAGCGACTTCGTGCCATGGGTCTGAACGACGAACTCTACAAGGATCTGCTGGCTGCCGGAACCGACGCTCTGCCGTTCGCGGACAACCTTCTGGCCGCAGGGCCGGATGCCGTGAAGAAGCTGAGGTCTCTGGCCGGCGAGCTCAACGAGGCGGGTGCGAAGCTCGGCAAGGACGCATCCACGAACCTCTACCAGGCCGCTGTCAACTCGGCCAAGGGCATCGTCGACGGTCTGAAGAAGGAACAGGCCGCCATCGAGAAGCAGATGGACAAGATCGCCGATGCGATGGTCAAGTCCATCAAGAAGAAGCTCGGCATCAAGTCTCCGTCTCGCGTCTTCAAGAAGCTGGGTGGTTTCACTGCCGAGGGCATGGCACAGGGTCTCAGGGACTCGTCCAAGATCGTCGCCAAGTCGGCGGAAGACGTGGGTCAGACCGCTGTGGACTCCGTCCGCAAGTCCATATCCGGGTTCTCCGACCTGATCACGAGCGACATCGCGATGCGACCCACCGTCACTCCGGTGTTGGACCTGAGTGGTTTCCGCAAGGATGCCGCCCAGATGGGTCGCCTGCTGCCCACACAGGCTATATCCGTGGATGCAGCATACGCCAAGGCTCGGTTCGTTCGGGACGCTCTGGCGACCCAGCAAGCCGCAGCCTCCGAGGACCTCGCCAGCCAGGCGGGGACCGTCAACTACACCCAGATCAACAACTCGCCGAAGGCTCTGAGTCCGGCGGACATCTACCGTCAGACGAAGAACCAACTGTCCACAGTGAAGGGAGCTCTGTCGACTAGTGCTTCAACTGGTTGAGGTTCGAACCCGACAGGGTGACCTGCTGAGTCTGCCCCTCGAAGACGACAGCTCGGGTTTCCGGGTTGCCGAAATCGAGGGGCTGGACCCCGTCAAGGCAACGCTCGTTTCGTCGAGCTTCGCCAACATGGACGGTGAGGAGTACCAGTCAAGCCGGCGCGAACCCCGGAACATCAAGCTGCAGATCGAACTAGATCCCGACCCGGAGACGGACACCGTCTATGGGCTCCGGAAGCAGATCTACAAGTTCTTCATGCCCAAGTCCGAGGTCTCGTTTCGGTTCTACATGTCGGACGGTCTGGAGGTGGACATCGTAGGCCGCGTGGAGACATGCGAGTCTGCGCTGTTCACCCAAGAGCCCGCTGTCGATATTTCGGTGATGTGCTTCAAGCCGGACTTCTATGAGCTCACCCCCGAGCTTGTCGAGGGAACGACGACGTCCGGTGAGACGCCGATCACCATCGAGTACGCGGGCAACATCGAGACGGGCATCCAGCTCACTCTCAATGTGGACCGGACGCTTCCGGAGTTCAGCGTGTTCCACGTCCCGCCCAACGACGAGACGGTACAGCTGGACTTCGACAGCGACCCCTTGGAGCCGGGTGACGTGCTGACCATCAGTACCGTCCGCGGCTCCAAGGGGGCCATCCTCACACGAGCGGGCGTCGAGTCGTCCGTGCTCTACGGCATCTCGCCACAATCCAAGTGGATCGAGCTGCAGCCGGGCACGAACACCATCCGTGTGTACGCGGAAGGGGCTGACATCCCGCTCACCATTCAGTACATCAACAAGTACGGGGGTCTGTAGTGGAGGCGTACGTACTCGACCCCCTTCTCCGGCGAATCGCGGTCATCGACCAGTTCGAATCGCTCATCTGGACCGAGAGGTTCGCTGCGTTCGGCGACTTCCAGATGGACATCGTGTCCACGCCGGGGATGCGTACGCTCTTGTCGACGGGCACTCTGCTGGCCATGAACGAGTCGTACCGAATCATGACGGTGGAAACCGTCGAGGACGAAGTCGATTCGGATGGCCGGCGGATGCTCTCGGTCAAGGGCCGTTCCATCGAGGCCCTCTTGCTCGACAGGGTGGCCAAGAACTCCACGGAGGACCTCACTACGTCCCCCAAGTGGGTGATCACCGACCCGCCGGCGACGGTGGCGCGGAAGATCTTCCACGATATTTGTGTCACGGGGGTTCTCGACCCGTCGGACGTCATTCCGTTCGTCGTCGAGGGATCGTTCCTTCCCCCGAGCACAGTCGTGGAACCCATCGACCCGATCACAGTGGAGCTCGAACCGACCACGGTCTACGACGCCATCGAGGATATTTGCAACGTCTGGAGCATGGGCTTCAGGCTGGTGCGGAACTTCGACGCGTCCGAGCTCTGGTTCGACGTGTACACGGGTAGCAACCGGACTACCGGCCAAGCGGTGCTGCCTCCGGTCATATTCACGCCGTCGTTGGACAACCTTCAGAACACGAAGGAACTGACGACCATCGACAAGTCCAAGAACGTGGCGTACGTATATTCTCCTGCCGGCTTCCTCAAGGTCTACGCTCCTGGCGCGGACGAGGACACCGAGGGGTTCGAGCGCCACGTTCTGGTCGTCAACGCTAATGACGTCACTTCCGAGACGACCGATATTCCCGGGGCTCTGCTCCAGAAGGGGATGGAGGAGCTGTCGAAGAACCGCGTCAGTCAGAGCCTCGACGGCGAGATCGCTCAGAACAGCCAGTTCAAGTACGGCGTGCACTACAACCTCGGCGACATCGTCGAGATGCGCACCGACAACGCGACGAACAACATGCGTGTGACAGAGCAGATATTTGTGTCTGACCGGGAAGGCGAACGGGCCTATCCGACTCTGTCACTCAACACGTTCATCACGACTGGTTCCTGGCTGTCCTGGCTGAACAACAAGCAGTGGATCGAACTCACGACCGAAGAATGGATCGACCAGCCGTAGGGAGGTAAGGCATGGCTGAAGGAGATCAGGCAGTAGCCGCCGGCTACGCGAAGGTTCCCGAGTCGGGCGAAGAAGGACGCGTCCGTTGGGGAGCACGGGAGATCAACAGGACTCGCGACTACATCGCGCTCCTGAAGAACCTCATCCCGACAGGCAAGTCCGGCTACCGCACCGCGGCGGGGATCACCTCGGGCACGACCGATCCGAACCCGGCGACCGGTGCTGACGGGGACATCTACTTCAAGATCATCAGTTAGGTGTCGCCGTGACCGACTACACCAAGACATCCGGCGTCAACGGCAAGATGGTCATCCGGGACACCGGACTGGACGTCGAGTTCTACTTTCAGGCCGGGTACAACTCGGACTGGTGGAACGGGATGCCGTTCAACTGGACCGCGAACGGCAAGACGACCAGCAAGGAGATCAACTACCCGACTGGCCGGCCGTTCTACAAGGTGGGGGAAGTCCGGATCACCGATTCACAGACGGTCACGTTCCGTCTGACCGATGGCACCAGCGCCACGGGTATGGGTGGTCCGACTTCCTTTTCCCAGTACATCAAACGGGACACAATTCCCGCAAAGCCGTCTACTCCGAACATATCGAACATCACGGCCACTTCGGTCTACGTCACGTTCTCCGACGGCTCGAATGGCGGAGACGCGATCGATGCTCGGCAGATCGGGTATGGCACCAGTTCGTCGTCTGTGCAACACACAGTCTCGTCGGACCGTTCTACAACCATCACGGGTCTGTCGCAAGGCACGACCTACTACTTCTGGGCCAGGACGCACAACTCCGAAGGCTGGAGCGCCTGGTCCAACCGAGCGTCGGCGAAGACGCTCAAAACCCCTGGAGCTCCTAGCGCTCCGCTCTTGTCGAGTGTCAGGGCAACCAGCGTAGACGTTGCGTTCTCTGCACCCTCCGACAGCGGTGGGTCCACGATCACCGGTTATCAGATCGGTTACGGGACAAACTCATCGACACCGTCGAGTACGGTTTCGGCTACTTCGCCGCAAGTGGTCACGGGGCTTAATCCAGGAACCGTGTACTACATTCGGGTCCGTGCCCGAAACTCTGTCGGCTGGGGAGCTTGGTCGGCGGCACGGTCCATCCGGACAGTCGCCGGTGCCTATATTCGTGTAGGGGCAGAGATAAAGCTCGCGATCCCCTACGTAAAAGTAGGAGGCGTATGGAAGGTCGCCGAGCCCTGGATTCGTAACGTGGGCGCCTGGAAACGCTCCACATAGGGGAGGACACATGGATGAGGTTTGGGTCCGGGTGATCATCATCATCGGCGGATCAATCCTCGGTTCGGGAGGTCTTTGGGCCTTCCTTCAGAACAGAGACACGAAGCGTAGTGCTTCGACTCGCCTGATGATGGGGCTGGCGTACGCCGAACTAGTCCATCGCGGTCAGCAGTACATGGACCGCGGGAGCATCACCAGGGACGAGTTGGAGGACTACCTCAAGTACTTCTACGCCCCGTACAAGGACCTCGGCGGCAACGGCGTGGCCGAAAGGTACATGATCGGGGTAACCCAACTCCCGGTGCGTAACGACTACGCGGTCCGGGTAGTCCCGCCGAACGAGGAGTATGAGAGCCATGCCCGAGTCGTCCCACGCTCTGAAGAAGCCTCTGCTGGGCGATAGCGCCTACAACAAGCTGAAGCAGTCGACCACGGTCGTGCTGCCGGCGATCGGGGCGCTATATTTCGCGCTGGCTCAGATCTGGCACTTGCCCAAGGCTGAGGAAGTGGTCGGCACCGTCGCGGCCGTCAACACCTTCCTCGGGCTCGTTCTGGGCATCTCGACGCGGTCCTACAACCGGAGCGACGTCAAGTACGCCGGCATCATCGAGGTCGAGGAGACGCCGGACGTCAAGAACCTGAACATCATCCTCAACGAGGCCGCTCCGGCCTTGGAGAAGCAGGGTGAAGTGACGTTCCGCGTGGACAACAGCAGTACCGGGGAGACACCGGTTGTCAGGCCGTAGGGTCCTGAGGGGTCGCAAGATATTCTTGTCTTGTAGTGAGACCCCTACGAAAGGACCTACCTTGATCACCCTCAAGGCTTCCACCATCGAGCCCACCCCGCTGGACGACGCGATCGCGCGTCTGTTCGACTCGCTGGCTGGGATGGACCCCGAGTCCGAAGAGTACGCCAAGACGGCGGACCAGCTGGTCAAGCTCTACAAGCTCAACGACGAATCCAAGTCGAAGAAGCGAGTGAGCCCTGACACGCTGGCCAACCTGATCGGCAGCCTCTCCGGCATCGTGACCATCCTCGTCTTCGAGAAGTCCGGACACATCATCGCAACCAAGGCGTTGGGCTTCGTCACGAAGCTCGCCCGGTAGCAAGGCCCGCCCTCAACAGGAAATCAACGCTGAACCCGCGTAAGAGAACACCACTCTTGCGCGGGTTTTGTGTTTTTTCTGGCCCTTTCATTTTTGCCCTCGCAAGTTCTCCATGCCTTATAGTGAGACCCCTACTCTCGAAAGGCATCATCATGCACAAGGACGTTATCAACGCCGCCATCGCACTGAGCACCATCATCCGCTTCCTCGACGAAGAGCAGGCCGACATCTTCATGAAGTACATCGACTTCATGCGGGCGAAGGCCATCTCCGGCGAGATTGTGGACGCTGACGCTTACATCGAGGCGATCGAAGAATTCGCCCTGACGCTGATCGACGACGACAAGGAGTAACCCTCAAAAGCCTCTGAACCCCTAACAAGGGTTCATGCTTTTCGCACGTTTTACCGGCTTTATGATGAGACCCCTACGAAAGGACCCCGACATGTTCAACCGCCGGAATCGTGCCCTCCAGGTGTCCGTAGTGAAGACCCCCAAGAATGACAACGCCGTCGACGCGCCCAAGAAGGAGTGCAGTCACGTAGAGCCCGAGCGATACGCAGAAATCGCCAAGGACTTCGTGACCCACACCGCTAAGGCCGTCGGCGCCGTGATCATCACCTACGCTGTCTCCACTGCGTTCACCCGCCTGGTCGATAACCTGACGTCGAACGACGACTCCGAGTAAACCTCACCTATATTTGAAACCCGCCCCTACCAAGGGGTTTGGGTTTTCGTTTTGGCAAAAATTCCCGGGGGGAAATTTTCTCGCAACTTTTACATGCATTATAGTGAGACCCCTACTGATTGGATTCATCATGAAGAGCTGGAACGAAATCCAGGCCATGACCAAGGAAGAGGTCGCCCAGGAGAACCGCCGCCTCGTGAAGCGACTGGTGCTGACGAAGATCGTCGCGCCCATCGCCATCACGGCCGTGGTTCACTACGGCGTCAACTACCTCGTCAACCGCCTGGACAACTCCGACAACGACTGAGACCCCTATCCCACAAGCCTCAAAGCCTCAAGCCCCTAACAAGGGCTTTAGGTTTTCGTTCAAGCTCGCAAGTTTTACAGCCTCTATAGTGAGACCCCTACTACGTCTGGAGACCCCATGTCCAAGACCGCCACGTCCATCCCCACCGCCGCCATGCTGAACGCGCAGGCCGCCAAGGAGGAGACCCCCGACACCGTCGAGGAGACGAACGACACCATCACGATCACCATCAACAAGAAGGCGATCAAGAAGGCGCTGTTCGGCACCCTCGCCGCTGCCGGCGTCACCTACCTCGCGACCCGCCTGCTCGGCTCGTCGGACGGTGAGGACTCGGACGAGACGACCGAAGACTGAGTTCACCGACCTCCCCAGGTCACTCAGAAGCCCATCGCACCCTACCCAGGTGCTTTGGGTTTTCCTTTTTCGCATCGACACAAGGACATCACTGATGGGCAACAGCCTCAAGTTCGCCGGGTTCCTCGGACGCGTCTTCCTGGTCAACACCGCCGCCGGGGTCGGCGCCGCGACGGGGATCATCGGCACCGCGGTGCTGGCGGCCAAGTTCGCGAAGCCCCAGCTGAAGAAGGTCTGGGACGCCATCCCGGTTCCCACCTTCGAGGACGAGAAGGAGAACAACACCAAGTGAAGATCACTCCCTGGAACCTCTTCAAGCTGGGGTTGGCCGTCGCTGCCGGCGTGGAGATCGGTCGTGTGCTTCCGCATTCGGCCGCTCAGGTCCTGCACATGGTCATGAAGGGTGACATCAAGAGGGAGTACCACCGGCGGATGAAGGCCGCTGAAGCGCGGGGGGAAACCGTCAACCTGGCCGACTTCACTCGCAAGTAGAGACCCCTACAGGAGACAACATGGAATTCGGCATACTGGCCAGAAGAACAGGAAAGGTCGTTGCCGACAACTCGCCGACGATCCTGACCGCGCTCACCGTCACGGGCACGCTGGCAACGGCATATCTCACGGGCAAGGCCACTCTCAAGGCCACGGAGATCCTCAAGGCCGCCGAGGAGAACGAAGAACTGCCATATCTCCCGGGTGGTGTGGTCCGAGCAAAGGTCTACGACCTCACGCTCAAGGAGAAGGCCGAACTCGTCTGGAAGCAGTACCTCCCCGCCGCAGGTGTCGCCGTGGTGACGATCGCCTGCTGCGTGGCTGCGAACCGGATCGGTGCCCGACGAGTGGCTGCGCTGGCAACGGCGTACACGCTGGCCGAGAAGGCCGCGGTGCAGTACAAGGACAAGGTCGTCGAGACCATCGGCAAGAAGAAGGAAGAGGCCGTTCGCACGGCTCTCGCTCAGGACGAGATCGACCGGCACCCGATAAGCCGCGAGACCGTCTACGTCGAGGGCGGCGGCGGTGACCTCTTCCGGGACTCCTGGTCGGGGCGGTACTTCAACAGCAGCGTCGTGACGCTGGAAAAGGCCGCGGTCGAGATCAACCGAACGCTCAACAGCGACTTCTCGGCGACGCTGTCGGACTTCTACGACCTCGTGGGGCTGGACCGCACGGACGAGTCCGACATGATCGGCTGGAACTCCGACTGCCCGCTGGACCTGGAGTTCAGTTGGGGCAGCACCCCCGACGAGCGACCCTGTGGCGTTCTGCGCTTCCGCACGGTGCCCTACCGCGGGCACAACTCGTTTCGCTAGGGCCTGGTCTAGGCCCAACATCCATCAAATCCTGAACCACCTGAGCTGAGAGGCAACACATCCAATGAGCGCCCCGAAGAACGTCACCCCCGCCGAGATCAAGGCCATGGCCGACGAGAAGAAGAACCCCACCACCGTTCCGGCCCAGGCCAAGCAGCTGGAGGACGTCCAGGTCGACGCGGTCGGCGCCCTGCAGGACTCGCTCACGGCCGTCGAGAAGAACCTGATGCACGTCTACGGCGTGGGCGTCGACGTCCGCATCATCCGCGACGAGGACACCGGCGAGTTCAAGGTCGAGGTCATCGACCCGGACGAGTCCAAGATGAAGCGCTTCGCCGGCAAGGCCAAGGGCGTGTTCCAGCGCAACAAGAAGCTGGTCCTCGCCACGGCCGGCCTGCTCGTCACCTCCGCCGTCCTGAAGGCCATCGCCGCCCGACAGGTCGAGCTGGAGGCCGACGAGGTCGTCGAGTCCTCGGACGACGTGTCCGTCGACGCCTGATCCACCTCTCCCACCATCCGCGCTAAGACCCGAAGGGCAGCACCGTGTACACGAAGGACATAACGTACGTCAACCTCGACGGGGTGACGGTCACCGAGACCCACCACTTCAACCTGACCAAGGCCGAAGCCGTCGAGATGAACTTCCACAAGAAGGGCGGGCTGGAGGACTACGCCCGCCGGATCATCCAGGCGGAGGAGCACGGGGAGCTCGTCGAGCTCTTCAAGGTCCTCATCCTGAAGACGTACGGCCGCCGCGACGGCCAGAGGTTCGTCAAGAACAAGGACCTCACCGACGAGTTCGAGCAGACCGGCGCCTACTCGGAGCTGTTCATCGAGCTCGCCACCAACGCCGACGAGGCGGTCAAGTTCTTCCGCGAGATCGTGCCGCCGGACATGCAGTCCAGGGTCGACGACGTCACCCTGCCCGGCGACAAGGAGTACACGGACGAGCAGCTCCTCACCATCCCGTGGGAGGAGTTCTACGCCGCGGCCGGTGGGAAGGACGACAAGAACTGGGACAAGCGCTTCCTGCTGATCGCCTTCCGGCGCAAGCAGGCCGCGTAGCACGATGAGGGTTTGGGGTCCAAGCAAGGGTCCGGTCGCTGTAGGGGTCTCCTGGCCCTAGTCCGGATGCTTGGCTATAAACGACAGCCGGTAGAACATGTGCCCGCCCCCTCATCGCAAGATTTCCCAGCCCTGTAGTGAGACCCCTACTGATTGGATCACCATGCCCAAGACCAAGACCGAGATCGCCAAGACCATCGTCGGCTTCGTCGTCGGCTTCGGTGCCTCCCGGATCGCCAAGAACATCATCGACCGCAACACTGACGAAGAGGAGCGACTGCACAACCGTGCCGCCGTCGCCTCCGCTCAGCTCGTTGTCGGGATGATGGCCGCTGACGCCGCCCGGAGCTACACCGACGCCAAGATCGACGAGGTCGTCGACTGGTGGGAGACCAACGTCAAGCCCCGCCTGTAACCCCAGTCCGTACACCGCTTACAACAGCAAACCCCTAACACGGGTTTTCTGTTTTCTCTCAGACGAGGATTGACATGGACGAGTTCCCGAGCAACAGCATCGAGCCCTCCGGACAGACCCCGAAGGTCCGTCGACCGGCTCCCACCGACGGCCCCGAGGTCCCTTCGCCCGTCACCCAGGGGGAGAAGAAGGTCATCCGGAAGATCGCGACCGGCAAGGACGCCATACGGCGCAAGAAGACCCTCGGAAGCCGCATCCGCGAGGCACTCGGCATGTCCGACGGGCGTGGTGTCGTCGAGTCGGTCATCGTCGATATTCTCGCGCCGGCGGTCAAGGACATGATCGCGGACGCCGTCATCGGCGCGACCGAGCGAGCCATCTTCGGCGAGGCGCGACACTCCACTCGCCGGACGTCCAGCCACCGCGGACCGGTGAGCTCGACCAGTCACATCAGCTACAACCGGTACGCCACCACCCCGCGAGAGACCGCCGGACCGCGAACCATGAGTTCCCGCGGCCGTTCCTCGCACGACTTCGGCGAGATCGAACTGAACACGCGTGCCCAGGCTGAGGCGGTCATCGCCCAGATGGACGAGTTCGTCGACCGCTACAAGAGCTGCTCGGTCTCCGACCTGTACCAGATGGTCGACCTGGAGTCCGAGTACACGGATGAGAAGTGGGGCTGGTACGACCTGCACGGCGCCGACGTCCGGCGTACCCGTCAGGGGTCCTACGTCCTCATCCTCCCGCGTCCCGAGCCCATCTGATAGGAGCGTTGTGCTCTTCCGGTTGATCCTGGCTGCGGCCATGAGCAAGCTCGGTCAGGAGATCCTGATCGACCTGTACAAGAAGTACATCGCCACCTCGAACGTCAACTACTCGCGTAAGGACTACCGCCGATGAATGCCCTGAGGGCAGCCGCCAACGTCGTGACCTCCAAGGTCGGACGTCAGATTCTGCTGACGCAGAAGCACTCCCCGACGATCATGTTCGCGGCCGGTGCCGTGGGCTTCGTCACCACCGCCGTTCTGGCCTCCAAGGCCACGCTCAAGATGGACGGCATCCTGCGCGAGGCCGAAGAGGACCGCGCCAAGATCGAGAAGGCCGAGACCGAGCACTCGGACAAGTACTCCGCGGAGGACGCGGACAAGGACCGCAAGCTCTCCCGTGTCAAGCTGGCCATCGAGGTCGCCAAGGCGTACGCACCGGCCATCGTCGTCGGTGCCGGAACGCTCGCCCTGTTCACCGGTGCACACGTCATCCTGCAGCGTCGGGTCGTCGGTCTGACCGCTGCCTACGCGGCCGTCGACAAGGCGTTCAAGGAGTACCGCGCCCGGGTCGTCGCCGACCTCGGGGCCGACAAGGACGCCGAGTACCGCTACGACCTCGTGGACAAGGAGATCTACCACGAGGACGAGAACGGTCCGACCACCAAGGTCGTCAAGGCGCCGAGCGGCGGCTGCGACGCCGGAACCGGCTCGATGTACGCGGTGCTGTTCGACGAGAGCAACCGCAACTTCAAGAAGGACTGGGGCTACAACCAGACCTTCCTGGCGGCCCAGCAGACGTGGGCGAACAACAAGCTCCGTGCCGACGGGCACATCTTCCTGAACGACGTGTACCGCATGCTCGGCCTCCCGGACACCAAGGCCGGCGCTGTCACCGGGTGGATCGACGGCGGCGACGGTGACGACACGGTCATCTTCAACATCTTCGGCCCGAACGGCTACGAGGGCGACCGCTTCGCCGAGGTCAACGAGCGCGCCGTCTGGATCGACTTCAACGTCGACGGCGTCATCTACGACAAGATCTGATGGGGGTCCTGGACATGTTGAAGGAAGTCCTGATCGGGGCGGCCGGCATCGGTGTCGGCTACCTCATCGCGCGCAACCAGCTGGAGAAGAAGTACGCCCACCTCCTCGACGTGGAGGTGCAGCGGACTCGGGAGTTCTTCGGCGAGTACGAGGGCCCGGAGGACCCGGAGTTCATGGAGCAGGCCATCAAGACGGCCGACGCCATGACCGAGTACACCGGCGGTGAGAAGAAGATCAACCCGGCCAAGCTCGCGGAGGCCGTGACCGCGTCGGTCAAGCGGGATGCCGACCAGGCACCGATCCCGTACAACCGGATGGGCGACCCCACGCTCAACGAGGAGCTGGACGACATCCGGACGCACGAGGACGCCGTTCCGCTGGACAGGGACGCGCGGGCTCCGTACGTGATCACGTTCGAGGAGTTCGACTCGAACGAGACGGGCGCCGAGCAGATCACCGTGTCCTTCTTCGCCGGCGACGGGATCGTCATCGACGAGTCGGACGAGGTCATCTCGCCGGACCGGGTCGAGCAGATCATCGGCATGGACAACCTCAACAAGTTCGGGACGAACACCGAGGACCCGAACATGGACCCGAACGTGCTCTACGTCCGGTGCGAGCGGTTCAACATGGACTTCGAGGTGACCCGGAGCGCCGGCAAGCACTCGGTCGAGGTCCTGGGTCAGACGGGATAGGTCCGAGATGCCATTGGACGAGCTATATCTCCGATGGCTCTACAGCCTGGTCGCCGACGAAGACATAGAGGACAGATCACAGACCTATTGGACGCTGTTCCGACAGCTGTTCAAGACGGAGTATCTGTGGTTCGTCGAGCACGACGGCGACCGGGCGGAGGACGGAACTGCACTTCGACGAGAGTTCCTGGCAGAGCAGGCAATCGACGTGGAAGACGTTGACCCTGACTGGATAGGGCTCGAATGTTCCGTCCTCGAACTGGTAGTGGGGCTTTCTCGACGTCTGGCTTTCCAGGCTGAGGGGACGCCCCACTACTGGTTCTGGCGCCTGGTGGAGAACATCGGTCTGAGGAAGTACAACGACGCTGTCAAGCGGTACCCCCGCCTGTACATCGACGGTGTACTGCACTCACTCATTTTCAGACAGTACACAGCAAGCGGTCTCGGTGGGTTGTTCCCGCTCAGCGAGCCGAACCAGGATCAGCGCAACGTAGACCTCTGGTACCAGATGTCGGCGTACATCCTGGAACAGACCTAATGGAGGGAGGGTAGATGCTGGACTTTCTTCAGATCAGCCTGAAGGAACCCACGAAGGAAGGGAAGCCCGTAGAAGTTCGACCCGACTTCAAGGTCGGGAGGTCCAAGGACCTGATGATCCGCGGCGGGGCCTTCTACGCGATCTGGGATGAGGAACTCGGGCTCTGGTCCACGGACGAGTACGACGTTCAGCGTCTTGTGGACCGCGAGATCCAGGCGTTCTGCGACAAGCTCATCGCGGATGGGACGCCGGCAACCCCGAAGTTCCTGAGCTCCTTCGGCACGAACGGCTGGAGTCAGTTCCGGAAGTTCATGAAGAACGTCAGTGACAACTCGACCCAGCTCGACATGAAGCTGACGTTCGCCAATACCGAGGTCAAGAAGAACGACTACGCGAGTCGTCGCCTGCCGTACAGTCTCGTCCTGGGTTCTCACGACGCCTGGGACGAGCTGGTCAGCTGGCTCTACGACCCCGAGGAGCGCGAGAAGATCGAGTGGTCGATCGGCGCCATCATCTCGGGGGACGCCAAGAAGATCGAGAAGTTCATGGTCTTCTACGGTCAGGGTGGCACCGGTAAGTCCACCGTCATGAAGATCATCCAGAAGCTCTTCGAGGGCTACATCGCGATGTTCGAGGCGAAGGCTTTGGTGGGGAGCAGTAACGCGTTCTCCACCGAGGCGTTCAAGTCCAACCCTCTCGTCGCGATCCAGCACGACGGCGACCTGTCCAAGATCGAGGACAACTCCAAGCTGAACTCGATCGTCGGACACGACGACATGCTGATCAACGAGAAGTACAAGCCGGGGTACATGGCGCGCATCAACGCGTTCCTGTACATGGGAACCAACAAACCGGTGAAGATCACGGATGCCAAGTCCGGACTGATTCGGCGCCTTATTGACGTAAAACCTTCGGGTCGCACGTTCGAGCCGGATCACTACTACGAGCTGATGCGGCGCATCGACTTCGAACTCGGTGCGATCGCCCACCACTGCCTGGACGTCTACAACCGGCTCGGCAAGAGCTACTACAGCACCTACCGCCCCGAGCGGATGATGCTGGAAACGAACGTCTTCCACAACTACGTGGACGAGCATTTCGAGATGTTCAAGGAGCAGGACGGCATCAGCCTGCGCCAGGCGTACGCGCTCTACAAGGAGTGGGTCAGCGACACGGGAGTCGAGTTCAAGCTCCCGCAGTACAAGTTCCGCGAGGCTCTGAAGGACTTCTTCGACGAGTTCCACGAGCGCTACCAGCTCGACAACGGGCCCGTCCGGAGCTACTACAGGGTCTTCTCGGCCAAGCAGTTCAAAACCCCCGTGGTGCCGGAGACGACGCCCAAGACGTACAAGCTCGTCCTGACCGAGACGGTCTCGATCCTCGACGAGATGTACGCCGGAATGCCGGCCCAGTACGGGAAGCACAACGAGACCCCTGCACTCTATTGGACCGATGACGAGCGGATCATCGACGGGGAACTCAAGAAGCCCGACCCGAAGGCTGTCAGCTCCACGGTTCTGGGCGATCTCGACACGACGCGGCTGCATTTCCTGAAGCTGCCGAGTCACCACATCGTGATCGACTTCGACCTTACGGAAGGCGGTAAGAAGTCTCTTGAGGCGAACTTGGCCGCCGCGGCTGAGGGTTGGCCTCCCACCTACGCCGAGATCAGCAAGTCAGGCAAGGGAGTTCATCTCCACTACATTTACGACGGCGACGTTGAGGAGTTGGCACGAGAGTACTCGAAGGGCATTGAGATCAAGCGGTACACGGGGGACGGCTCCCTGCGTCGCAAGCTGACTCAGTGCAACGACGTTCCCGTCGCCACCATCAGCAGCGGCCTGCCATTCAGGGAGAAGAAGCCCGTGCTCGAAACCAAGACGCTGAAGGACGAGCAGCACCTTCGCAACATGATCGCCAAGGCCCTCCGGAAGGACTTCGAGGGCATCAGCAGTACCAAGCCGAACGTCGACTTCATCAAGAAGCTGACGGACGACGCCTACGCGGCCGGCATGGTGTACGACGTGAGCGACATGCGTCGGGACATCATGATCTTCGCCACGGGCAGCACCAACCAGGCACTGAACTGCCTGAAGGTCGTCAAGACCATCAAGTGGAAGTCCGAGGTGTCCTCGGAGGAAGTCGCGCCCCAGGTGCCGGCGACCTTCCAGGAGGCGCCGATCGTCATGTTCGACGTCGAGGTCTTCCCGAACCTGTTCATGATCTGCTGGTCCTACCTGGACAGCGACAACGTGGTGCGGATGATCAACCCCACCGCCGACGAGGTCGCTGCCCTCTTCAAGTACCGGTTGGTCGGCTTCAACAACCGCAAGTACGACAACCACATCCTGTACGCGGCGAGTCTGGGCTGGAACAACCAGGCGCTCTACGAGCTGTCGCACCGGATCATCGTGCTGCGGGACCAGAACGCGTTCTTCGGCGAGGCGTACAACCTGAGCTACGCGGACATCTTCGAGTTCGCGTCGGTCAAGATGGGCCTGAAGAAGTGGCAGATCAAGCTCGGCCTGCCGCACATCGAGCTGGACATCCCGTTCGACCAGCCGGTCGCGCCGGAGCTCTGGGAGAAGGTCGGGGACTACTGCTGCAACGACGTCCAGTCCACCAAGGTCGTGTTCAAGGACCGTGAGCAGGACTTCGTCGCCAGGCAGATCCTCGCCGACCTGAGCGGGCTTCCCGTCAACGCCACGACGCAGAAGCACACAAGCCGGATCATCTTCAAGGGCGATCGCAACCCGCAGAAGTCGTTCATTTACACGGACCTGGCCGAGGAGTTCCCGGGCTACGTCTACGACTTCGGCAAGAGCACGTACTGCGACGAGGTCGTCGGTGAAGGCGGGTACGTCTACGCCGAGCCGGGGTTCTACGAGGACGTCGACGTGTACGACGTCGCTTCCATGCACCCCACCTCCATCATCCAGCTGGAGGCGTTCGGGCACTACACCAAGAACTTCAAGGACTTGGTGGACGCTCGTCTCGCGATCAAGCACGGCGAGTACAACGAAGCCCGTCAGATGCTCGACGGCAAGCTGGCGCCGTACCTCAAGAACGAGGCGGACGCCGAGGCCCTCTCGTACGCGATGAAGATCGTGATCAACATCGTGTACGGACTCACCGCCGCGAAGTTCGACAACGACTTCCGGGACGTGAGGAACAAGGACAACATCGTCGCCAAGAGGGGCGCGTTGTTCATGCTGGACCTCAAGAAGTTCGTGCAATCCCTCGGGTTCCAGGTCGTCCACATCAAGACGGACTCCATCAAGATCCCGGGCGTCACGGACGCGCTCCGTCCGGAGCTCAAGGCCGCGATCATGGACTTCGGCAAGCGGTACGGCTACACCTTCGAACACGAGGCGACCTACAAGAAGTTCTGCCTCGTCAACGACGCGGTGTACATCGCCAAGTACGGATGGGCCGAGAAGACGAAGAAGATCGGGACCTGGGACGCCGTCGGCGCTCAGTTCCAGCACCCATTCGTCTTCAAGACGCTGTTCTCGGGCGACGCGATCAACTTCGAGGACCTGTGCGAGACCAAGCAGGTCATGTCGCCGTGGGTCATGCACCTGGACCTCCACCCGGACAAGGCGACGCCGTCGGAGCCCTACGCGGGTCTGGTGCACGTGGGCCGCACCGGCGCCTTCACCCCCGTTCTGGAGGGCGGTGGAGAGCTGGTCAAGGTCAAGGACGGTCAGGGCAAGCCCTACGCCGTCACGGGCACCAAGGGCTACAAGTGGCTGGAGTCCGAGATGCTCAAGAACCAGGCCCAGATGGACCTTCCGTTCTTCGACCTGGAGACCATGGGAGGCGTCATCGACATGGCGTACTTCGAGGAACTCGTCGCGGACGCCAAGGCGAACATCGGCAAGCACGTCGACTACGAGGAGTTGGTCAGGGCATGAGCCCCAGGAACGCCTTCGAGCACAACGAGGAAGAGGACAACCGCATCTACACCACGCTGCCGCCGGCGCCGGATGGCCAGCGGTACGAGTGGGAACTGCAGGACGACGGCTCGATCAAGATCCGACTCGTCGAGAAGTGATCCACAACCACGGCACCGAGGAGGGGCGAGGACTCAGCTGCAACGAGCTCGCCCTTCCTTGTGGTCACACCATTGGAGCTTGTCAGCTAGGAGGAGCAATGGCGAACACCGCCCACGGTCATCACATCCCGAACACCCCGAAGGGGACCATACAGGACACCCCGAAGAACCCCGCTCGCTGCGGTGGGGTGAGCATCTGCCCGCGCTGCCGCAAGGAAGCGGAAGCCGTGTACGGCTACATGGTGGGCGAGGACGCCGACTATCAGATGCGGGCCAAGCAGATCGTCAAGGACTACGTCGACTCCATGCAGCGGCAGAACCACCCCGACGAAGAGCCCTCGACCTACACGGTCTACGTCGTCTGGTTCACCAAGGTCTTGCAGAACTGGAAGGCCATCCTCGGCACCACCCTGCCCGACGGCCGGCTGTTCGAGCTCACCTACGACGGCGACAGGCGAGTGACCTACTTCGACTGCTACAAGAAGCAGGACAACTTCCCCATCCCCGACCACCTGGGATGAAGTACATACGCCGGTGGCTGTACAGGAGGGGTCACCGGCCACCGCCGGGGAGCATCTGGCATTCCCCGTCTCTCCACCTCATCTACGCAATGAAGGACGTGCAGTAATGCCGCTTCCCGCAAGAAGGCGTGAGACCACCCTCAAGATCGAGGGCACTCACATCATGTTCAAGCCGAACTTCGCCGGCGAGGAGGAGCAGTTCAACCGCGAGGGTGACCGCTACTTCAACGTCGCGGTGGACTCGGAGAGCGTCGACCAGCTCCGCGCGGACGGCTGGAACGTCAAGGAGTGGACCGGCAAGGAGGAGGGCGACGAGACCGCCTACTTCATCAAGGTCAAGGTCTCCTACAAGTTCAAGCCGCCGCGGCTGGTCCTCATCACGTCCCGCGGGCGCGTTCCCCTCGATGAGGAGACGTGCGACATGCTCGACTGGACCGAGTTCGAGTTCATCGACGTGATCATCAGCGCCTCGCACTACAACATCAACGGACGGAGCGGCATCAGCGCCTACCTCAAGACCGGCATGTTCGTGGTCGCCGAGGACGAGCTGGAGCAGAAGTACTCCCACCTCCCCGAGGTCGGCATGGACCCCGTGCTCGCGCTTCCGCCGGGCGAGGAGGACGTCATCGACGCCGAGGTCGTCGGCGAGTGGGAGACGGACGACAACCAGCTGGCGATCACCTCGTGATCGTCTTCTGGTCGATGGTGGCTGGCGCCGGGATCATGCTCGTGGGTGTGATCTTCGGCGTCGTCATCGCAGACGTAACCAAGAACAAGACTCCCAAGGAGGAGCAGTGATCGCCGACATACTGACCGAATGGAACCTGCTGACGGTTGTGCTGGCCGTCTGGCTGGGTTCGGTTGCTCTCACCGTGGGGGTCGACGCCGCCGTGGACGTCGTGCCCGACTACTACCGCAAGACCCGTGCGCGGGCCCAGCTCACCAAGACGATGGCGATGCTGGCCGAGCAGAAGAAGCGGGTCATCACGTTCAACCCCGACGAGACCATGAAGCTCGGGGTCTTCACGATCAAGCCCACTCCGCAGCGACGCCGCCACGCGGCCTAAGGAGGCACTGAGATGATGGACATCTTTGACCTGTGCGAGCAGGTCGACGCGGCACTACTGGACGACCTTCACGCTCACCCGTACCTGCACCGGATGTTCATCTTCTTCGACAGCGTGCCGGGCCGGCCGCTCACGCCCCGGGAGTTCTACGAGTTCGTAGGCTCCTGGAGCGGGGCGGAGACGGAGTACTACATGCTGTTCGCCGACTTCTAGGAGAGTTGTGAACGACACGGTATTCGACCGGGAGATGACTGTACTCGCGAACAAGCCGGCGGGTGAGATAGACCGTCGCCTCAAGTCGGGGTACCCGCTCCCGGCCGGTTGGGCGTACATCCTCGTTGGGGAGACGAAGAAGCTCATGACCGTGTCCGAGTTCGCCAACCGGGAGAAGATCGCTGCCGTCACGGACGTCATCAACGAGGTCCTCGACCGGCAGGAGAAGCGTCCGCTGAAGGGTCACGCCCGGAAGCTGTACGCGGATCGCATGGCCAAGAAGATCATCGACCTGATTTAGGGGAGGGATGATGCACTACGTCATAGAACAGGACGGTTCCATAGCGTTTCAGGGCACACCGGAAGAAGTCGAGAACTGGCTGTTCGAGAATACCGAACGGCACAACTCCCGGCTCCGCGTCCGGATGAGCAACCGAACCATCTCCGCGTGGAACTACATCGGATGGAAGACGACCGCCTGACCCACCAGGGGTTGGGGTGAAGGGGTAGGGGAGCTTCGGCTCCCTGCCTTTCTCTTTTTTCGGAGGAAACAGACATGAGCGACACTCCCATATTCGACCAGCTCGCCCGCGAACTCGGCTACAACAGAATGGTCGCGGGAGGTCCGACTCTCCGCCTGAGGCCGAGCGCATTCCAGTCCAAGGGGCAGACTGACGAGGTCGTGAACGCTGCCCCCAACGGGTACGAGCCCAAGATCGCGTACGTCGACGAACTGCAGCTCGGCGCCAAGGAGGACGAGGTCATCGTCTTCCAGAAGCCCATTCCGGTCACGACCCTCGCCGAACTGGCGAAGGGCCAACATCAGGAGTAGTCATGGTAGACCTGTACCCACACCAGCGGGATGCAGTGAACAAGATGCACAACGGTTGCATCCTGTGGGGCGGGGTCGGGACGGGGAAGTCACGCACCGCGGTGGCTTACTACCTAGAGCGGGAGGCACCCAAAGACGTCTACGTCATCACTACTGCACGGAAGCGGGACGCCCTTGACTGGGACACCGAGTTCGTGCGGTACGGCGTAGGCACGGAGAAAGGCGCCACGGTAGCCGGCGTTCTTCGTACTGACTCGTGGAACAACATCGCGAAGTACAAGAACGTCAAAGGAGCCTTCTTCATCTTCGACGAACAGCGCCTCGTGGGGAGCGGGGCGTGGGTCAAGGCGTTCAAGCACATCGCCAAGAACAACAACTGGGTCCTGCTGTCTGCCACACCTGGGGACACGTGGATGGACTACGTGCCGGTCTTCGTAGCCAACGGCTTCTACAAGAACAAGACCGAGTTCGTGGCTCAGCACGTGGAGTATGACAGCTTCAGCAAGTTCCCGAAGATCAAGCAGTACCACAACGTCGGGAAACTCATCAAGCACCGGGCGTCGCTCCTGGTCCACATGGAGTTCGTGCATGAGGCCGAGATGCAGACGATCAACATCCCGGTGCAGTTCGACGAGGTCGGGTTCAAGAGGCTCCTGAAGGACCGCTGGAACCCCTTCACGGACAAGCCGATCAAGAACGTCTCGGAGTTCTTCGCGTGCATGAGGCGGATCACGTACTCGCACGAGTCACGGCTCGAAGCGGTGAAGAAGATCCTTCGGGAGGAAGAGCCTCGGCTCATCATCTTCTACAACTTCGACTACGAGCTGGAGGAGCTCCGAAAGCTCTACGACGTCGAGGGTCTGACAGTCGCGGAGTGGAACGGTCACAAGCACGAAGAGGTTCCGGAGACGGAACGGTGGGCGTATCTCGTGCAGTACGTGGCGGGGGCCGAAGCGTGGAATTGTATCACAACTCGGGCCACACTGTTCTATTCCCTGACATACTCGTACCGAGTGTGGCGACAGGCGCACGGCAGGACAAGCCGCCTAAACACGCCATTCAAGGTCCTAAGGTACTACGTGCTGTTGTCAAATTCGGCGATGGACCGAGCGGTGATGGCAGCACTACGCCAGAAGAGGGACTTCAACGAGTCCAGCTTCGCCAAGAAGAAGAAAGCCGCGTAACCGGGTAATTCCGGCATGTTGGGACGGGGTCGGCGAAACGGAAAAAAGCTTCTGAATCGCCGCCCTCGCATTTCAGATTTGACAACGGGGTTGCTCGTACACCCCATCTGACCTGCGGTTATGTCACTTGTCAAAAATGAAGCCCAAATCAAAAACTTTTTTTTTTCGCGTTTTCTCTTGTCAAATCTTCTACTAATCTCTTTCCCTACGCGCGAGAGAGAGAAGAATAGATACCGAGTTACGCAAAAAAAAAGTTTTGCTCGACGGCTTCGTTTTTGACAGCCCGATGTGTCCCATTTAGGAGTTGCGTCCCAACGCCTCCCAAAATGCCGGATGTAAAGAGCAGCTCATCAGCAAGGGGTGGAAGATGGAAGACTGGAGAGTGGTTCAAGGGTTCGAGTGCTACTCAGTGAGTAACCTCGGACGAGTGCGCAGCGACATCGCGTACAAGAACGGGAACACGGGGCGGATCATCACCGCGTCGACGAACCAACGGGGGTTGGCCTACGTCGGCTTGATGAAGAATGGAATCCAGCACAAGCGTTCGGTCGCGCTGATGGTCGCTCACGCGTTCATCTTCACCGCACGCCCGCTGTCGTTCAACACGCCGATCAATCTCGATGGGGACCGGCACAACAACCGAGTCGAGAATCTGCTCTGGCGTCCGCTCTGGTTCGCTCGAAAGTACTTCCAGCAGTTCGAGCACCCGCACGCAAGAATTGCAAGGCCCATAGTGGAGGTGAAGTCACAACAAGAGTACGCGAGCTCATGGGATGCAGCGCTGACGCTCGGCCTGCTTGACCAAGAGATATTCGAGGCGACGCAGGACAAGACATACGTCTGGCCGACGTACCAGAGGTTCGAAGTACTACGCTAGAAACAGATACCGTAACGCAGGGTATTCGTACTATATGATAGAAGGGAGCCGAATGCGCGCCCCTGCGTTTGCCGCGGTTTCTGTTTTTCGCGTGACAGGAGAATCCCCTTATGCGGGAGAGCCAGTACCAAGCCAGACTCATAGATGAGCTTGAGCGCCGGTTCCCTGGTTGCGTGGTTCTGAAGAACGATCCGGAGTATCACCAAGGTATTCCGGACCTCGTCATCTTCTACGGCGACCGGTGGGCGATGCTTGAGGTCAAGGTCAGCGAGACCGCCCGTGTTCAAGTGAACCAGCCCTACTGGGTGGAGACACTGAACTCGATGAGCTTCGCGGCCTTCATCTACCCTTCGAACGAAGAGGAAGTCCTTCGTGGACTGGAACAAGCACTCACAGCTCGCGGGCACACACGCCTTTCTGAGCGCCAGTAAGTACCACTGGAACAACTGGACCATGGACAAGCTGGAAAGGGCCTTCACGACCCACCAGGCGTCCGTGAGGGGCACCCAGCTCCATGCACTCGCGCACATGGCCATCATGCTGCGTCAGTACATGGGCGGGCCCGACCAGGAGCACAACACCCTCAGCCTCTACGTCCGCGATGCCATCGACCTCGGAATGGTCTCCGAGCAGATCCTGTACGTATCCAGGAACTGTTTCGGCACTGCAGACACGATCGGCTTCAAGAAGAACAAGCTCAACATCCACGACTACAAGTCGGGGGTGACGCGTACCTCGGAGCATCAGCTGGAGAACTACGCAGCGTTCTTCTGTCTCGAATACGGGGTCGACCCGTTCGATATCGAGATAGAACTGCGGATCTACCAGAACGATGAGGTGCGTATCTACGACGCCGACCCTGCAGCGATTCGGGCGATCATGAAGACGATTCTCGAATTCGACGCGTACATCGAGAAGCGTAGAGCGGAGGAAGAGTGACCTTCACGATAAACGAGGACGACTACCTCGCCAACTACGCTGACGGCGATGAGGAAGAACTCGCACACTACGGCATCCTGCGTAAGTCGGGACGCTACCCATGGGGCTCTGGAGGGCCCGAGTACGCCAGCAATGCCGGCTTCCTGGGCATGGTCGACGGACTCAAGAAGCAGGGCCTCAGTGAGGCGGAGATCGCTCGTGGACTGGGTATCAGCACGACCCAGCTCCGTGCAGCGAAGTCCATCGCCAAGACCGAGGAGAAGACCCGCCAGGTCCAGCACGCGACGCGCCTGAAGAACACGGGCATGTCCAACGTAGCCATCGCCAAGGAGATGGGGCTCAACGAGTCCACTGTCCGGACACTGCTCAAGCCGGACGCCGACCGCAAGGCCGAGATCCTCGAATCCACTGTCAACGTTCTCAAGAACGAGGTGGACAAGCACGGCTACATCGACGTCGGTGCCGGCGTGGAACAGCACATGGGCGTCACCAAGGACAAGCTCGGAATCGCCGTTGCCCATCTGAAGGAGAAGGGCTACGACGTTCACTACGTCCTGGTCGATCAGCTGGGCACCAGCCACCAGACCCGGATGAAGGTGCTGGTCCCTCCGAACACCACTTACAGCGAGGTGTTCCGGAACCGCGACAACATCCGAATTCCGGGAAGTCACTCGGACGACGGTGGCAAGACCTACTTCGCCAAGCAGCCGCCCATCTCGGTGGACGCAAAGCGAGTCAAGGTCAACTACGCCGAAGACGGTGGTGCCAAGGCAGACGGTGTGATCTACGTTCGTCGAGGCAAGGAAGATCTGACTCTGGGCAAGTCCAACTACGCTCAGGTCCGAATCGCCGTCGGGGGAACGCATTACCTCAAGGGTATGGCGATGTACCGGGACGATCTCCCGGATGGCGTGGACCTCGTGTTCAACACGAACAAGTCCAACACGGGCAACAAGCTCGACGCCATGAAGAAGATGAAGGACGACCCGACCGACCCGTTCGGCGCGATCGTTCGACAGCTTCCGAAGCTGGACGCATTCGGGCGTGAGATCCCCGGCACCGTGCGTTCGGCGATGAACATCGTCAACGAAGAGGGCAGTTGGGGTAAGTGGTCTCGTAGCCTCTCGTCCCAGATGCTTTCCAAGCAGATGCCGAACCTGGCTCGGGATCAGCTGGCCATGACGTACGAGCGCAAGCGTCGAGAGTTCGACGAGATCATGTCGCTCACCAACCCGGTCGTGAAGAAGCGCCTTCTTGAGGCGTTCTCGGATGACGCGGATTCGTCTGCGGTCCACCTGAAGGCGGCTGCCCTTCCGCGGCAGGCGTCGCATGTGATACTGCCGATCAACTCGATGAAGCCCAATGAGGTGTACGCACCGAACTACAAGGACGGCGAACCGGTCGTTCTCATTCGGTACCCTCACGGTGGCATCTTCGAGATCCCTGAGCTCAGGGTGAACAACCAGCACCCCGAAGCGAAGCGCCTTCTCGGCAATGCACCTGACGCTATCGGCATTCACCACACTGTGGCTGAGCGCTTGTCTGGTGCAGACTTCGACGGTGACACCGTACTGGTCATCCCGAACCGGGACCGCAAGGTCATGACGAAGCCCCCTCTCGAAGGACTCAAGGGCTTCGACCCCATGCAGTACAAGCTGCCTGACGACAGCCCCATCAAGAGAATGGACGCCCGCACCAAGGGCATTCAGATGGGCCTGGTATCGAACCTCATCACGGACATGCACGCAATCGGTGCACCGGATTCCGAGCTTGCGCGCGCAGTTCGGCATTCCATGGTCGTGATCGATGGTGAGAAGCACAACCTCGACTACAGGCAGTCGGCTCGGGACAACGGCATCCCTGCACTCATGAAGAAGTACCAGGGTCGTTCTACCGGTGGTGCAGCAACGATCATCTCAAGGGCCAACTCTGACATCAAGGTACCTGAGAGGAAGCTCCGCTCTGCTGCCAAGGGCGGACCGATCGACAAGGTCACCGGCAAGAAGGTCTACGAGTACAGCGGTGCCACCTACACCCAGACCAAGACCAGTAAGTCAGGCAAGGTCACAGAGAAGGAGGTCCTCAAGCCTGGCGGTACTTCGAAGCGACTCGCTGAAGAGGACAACGCACACGCACTCTCTTCGGGCACACGCATCGAGAAGATCTATGCAGATCACTCGAACAAACTGAAGGCCCTTGCCAACACGGCAAGGAAGGAGATGGTCCACACCAGGACTGCCCCCTATTCGCCTTCTGCTAAGGCCGCCTACTCTCACGAGGTACGGTCCCTGGATGCGAAGCTAGCCCTCGCTCTCAGGAATGCCCCCCTCGAAAGGCAAGCCCATGTCCTAGGAAACGCCCAGGTCCGTGCCAAGACCCAGGCCAACCCAGACATGGAGAAGTCTGAGAAGAAGAAGCTGAAAGCTAAGGCGCTTGATGAAGCACGCAAGCGCACTGGTGCCAACAAGACCCGAATCGAGATCACTGATGCTGAGTGGGCCGCCATCCAGGCTGGTGCTATCAGTAGCAGCAAGCTCAACCAGATCCTTGCTAACGCAGATCTGGACAAGGTCAAGCAGCTGGCCACGCCCAAGGAGAAGCTCCTCATGAGTGGGGGCAAGAAGACACAGGCCCTGGCTATGCTTCGTCGTGGCTACACCCAGGCTGAGGTAGCTGACGCACTGGGTGTCTCTCTGTCCACTCTCAAGCAGAGCATCGGAGAGTAACCACATGACCAAGCACATGCTGACAACAGTGGACAACCCATACAATCCATTCACACAGAACGATGAGTGGACAGCATGGGATGAGAGACAGGGCTACCACACCAACGCCTTCCTTGCTCGCATCGTTCGTCTCTCTGACGATCTGAGTGAAGCAGATGAAGATGCAGAGATGGAGAGAGCGATCGATGAGATCGTGACTCACAACGTTCTCGGTCTGTACAGGAAGGTCGCTGAGTCCGCCTGACTGCAGTGACGTCGAGCAGTGCCTTGCTTTGGTTTGAGTTCGCTTCCCCCCGCAACTCGCCACGGCTCGGCACTGCTCGACAGCAGTACAATTCTTCTTCTTGTCATCTCTTTATGCCTTCGAGATCATACAATTCTCTTAGGAATGGAGGGAGTCATTGAAGGTAGGGGGGGGGGGTCTCGCAATTCCAACCCCCCTTCTGCATCGCCGCCCT